GATCATCGACTCCACGCGTTCCAGATCCAACTCCCGAGCAATTACGCTCTTGAGTCGGTCTCTGTCTTCTTTCGAAGCAAGTTTTGTTTGCGGCGCTGGTTGCGTTTGAAGTGCTTTCCAGTGCCTGGCGAGGGCATCTCCTTCGCCAAGTCCTTTTGGGACTCGTGTTCGGGGGTACTCTCCAGATTCTGTGAGGAAGCGGATCGCTTCTCTCCTGTTTTCTTGGGGGGGTGGGGTGGTGGATTGGTGCTGGCCGGCGTGTACTTTGAGGCTCGCTTCGACGTCTTCAGGTCTTTGGTTGGGCCACTGGTATCCACAGAGTTCTGGGATTGCGGCTCTTTCTTCGTCTGAGATGCGGGCGTGCTTGGAGTGTCCTCCACCGACTCGGAATGGGAACTTTCCTGCTGTTCTAAGCGGGAGTCCTTTTCCTGAGCACCATTTGTCTTGCTCTCCTTGCTCTGTTCCTTCTGAGGCTCCCCATTGGTATTGCCCAAGGCCACACCCGACGGGACTTTCGGGGCCACTTGAAAAACCGACTCGTCGAAAGGATCTACTGAAAAATCCATCTCGTCGTCGTAGGTATCCCAAGCTTTTGTGCCAAAATCCGTCATAATCAATCCTCCCTGGGTTTTCGAACCCAGAGCACCAGGATTTGGATGTGCTGCATAAACTTTACCTTTGAAGATATACTCTTCTGGCGCTCGGTCATCGTAATAGACGTTGTATTGGCTGTATTCATCCTCTGAGTTGTAAAACTCATCGTATTCTTCCTCCCTGTAACCTTTCTCCTTGGTAGGAGAATTAGCCTTGGACAAAAACACATCGGTAGAGATTCCCACATTGTGGGACACATCTCCTCGAATATGAATTCCAACGACCTTTCCATCACTAAAGATTGGGGCTCCAGAAAATCCGGGTACGGAAGTGGCTGTGTGGTGAAACCTAAAACCTTGAGCAATCTTGTGGATTGCTCCTGAAGCTTTGTGCGAAATTCCATGGATAAATCCAGAAACCTCAGCACCCGCACCATGACCAGGCATTCTAGCCAACTTCGCAGTTTTGATTCCCAACGTGGAATAAACTACAGCGGGCAGCTTGAAAACAGCAATGTCTAGTTGCGGGGATACCATCATCAATCCATAATCCGAAGACAGGGGGACCTTTGAAACAGCGTTACCAATAAATTTGGTGCCTGCTGACACACGCAACGTATGAAGCACGTGATAGGCTGTCACCAAAACGTCTCGATCGCGAATGGTGGTTCTAAAACCACTCCCGACAATCTGGTCCTCTACAAAGAAGAGGACCTGACTACCTGGGAGAGGGCTCCTCAACACCAATGAGGTCGGAATGACTGACTCATTTTGCGCTTTCTGTTGGTTTCCCATCAAAAGTGCTAAAAATGAACCAGAATCTATCCTGACCTTCATCGTTCTTGAACCATCTTTCACCTCAATATACGGTCCCTGTAAATCCCAAGACACAGAGCCATTGACTTCAAATGAACCGTCTGCTTGAACACCACGCATCGCTGCGCGCATTCTCCAGAGTTTCCATTGCCAAATCAAGGCTCCAATCGAGCAATTCCAGAGGACCGAGCAAGAGCACGCGATAACCATCCACAACCCCAAAGGGGCGTCGACGATCACCAGCGTAGCAAGACCAAACATCAATGTACCGACAGCCGCTAACAAAGGAAAGAGAACGAATCTCATTCCTACAATCGCCATAGCGAAACAAACCACTGGTAAGAGCAGCCGCATCCAAATTTCTTTGAACAATGCTGCCCAATCTACTAGGGCTATTCCTTCCATGATGAGTGTCATGGCCTGTTGGGTTTCCTTAGGCATCACCAGAGCACATTGCTCGTTGATTACTTTGAAAACAGTTTGAAACTCC